AGTGCCGTGGTTTCTTGACTCAAATGCTATCGCTATAACATCATTTTCTTTGTATCCCTGCCAATTGCTTTTTCCTGCAAAGATTTTGTGTGCTGGGCTCTCATATTTTACTTCACGTTGTGCCATTTGTTAATTCCTTTCTAAGTTGATAAGGAACTCTATCTTTTATTAGCAGACAAGTAAAGAGAAAAGAAACACGATAAAACAATAGGTTACATGTTTTATGAAAGAAAGTTACCAGTGTGTGGTTTCGGTTACCATCATTTATCCTGTTAGGTAACGCTCGCAACCCTCTGTAATGTATAGAGTAATCGTCTTTCGTTACCAGTGTTTCCAGACTTTCACTAATTTTAAAGAATTATTTTTCACCTCAAAATTTTTTCCCCTATATAGTTTTGTAAACCATAGGACGTCCCCCAAAACAAATCAAGTTCGGTAACGCTGGTTCTTTGGTTACTGGCTTGGTCTATATTGAAAAGTTCGGTAACGCAAGAAAAATGTTTACTTTTAGAATTCTAGAATTTAAACTCTAATTCTAATATTGAGAAAGGATTATAGATGCGGTGTATAGACTGCGATCAGAAAACAACCAGAGTAACGAACTCAGGAGTCACCAGACAAGGCGTCAGCTTTCGGCTTCGCAAATGCCCAGTTTGCAATGCGTGTTTTAGAACCGAAGAAGTTGTAATGAGGAGGGTGAGGGCAAAGAGTTGTGACAATTCCCCCAGCCTTGAAGAAGAACAAAAGGCTCTGGACAAGAAGATAGATGGCTTGTGGGTGCAAGAAAGAGTATCATACGACAGGATGCTCAGACCAATACCGATATTGGACAAGGATATCGCTGATTAAAATAAAACTTTTCTTCCTATTGAAAACAGGTTAAAGTTTATTTCACGTTGAGAAAGGATAATGAATGTCAAAAGTTTATGTGGTAACAAGACCACGAGAGAACAAGTTCGGTTGGACTCCAGATCTGACTGATGCTGCTCGTTATGGTTCGCTTGAAATTGTATTTGAGCCTAATGAAAAGCCTCAGTTTTTACCTAGTCCATCGATCCAAAAAGCTCGTAAGATTATGAAAGACTTCTCCACGGAAGATTATCTTTTGTGGCCAGGAGGTGGTGACCCCATAGCTGTTATGATAGCGTGTATGATCGCAGCTGAAATGTCACCAGTGGTGCGTGTCCTTAGATGGGAACGTAACATGGAAGAAGGAGACCGTGACAGGCGCAAAGGCTGGTACATGCCTGTCGCTTTAGAAATGAGAAAGGAAATAAATTAAGATGAATATCAATCTGCTTGAGGACGTGGCACCTGCGTCCAACTCAATAGGTGCAGTGGCTGATATGGCTCAACAAATGTTTGATCTTGAAAAAGAGATAAATGATTTGAATGAGCTGTTGAAGCAAAAAAAGCAGAACCTGACGAAGTTGGCTGAACATGACTTGCCTGACTTAATGCAAGAATTGAACGTCAAGGACTTTACTCTTACCAATGGTGGTAAGGTTGAGGTTCAAGATATAACTTCTGGTTCTATTCCATCTGCTTCTGCTATTATGAAAGCAAGAGGAGATGACAGGTCTGAACTAGAAGTGCGTCAACAACAATGCTTCGATTGGTTGCGAGCTAATAATGCTGGTGACTTAATTAAAAGCAATGTTGAGGTTCAGTTCGGAAGAGATGAAGACAAAGCATGCAATGACTTTGCGGATGAGTTGCGTGAAAGAAATCTCTTTTACAAACGTGCAGTCGGCGTCCACCATGGGTCACTTAACTCTTTTATCAAAGAGCGATTGACTGATGGCAAGGATGTTCCCCATGATCTGTTTAAGTTATTCACAGGTCGTAAAGCCAAAATCACAGGAGGATACCATGGCTAAAAATGAAGTAGAAGTAAAAAAAGAGAGCAATGTAATTGCATTTGATGCGTCCATTCTTTTAGAAGATGCGGGCACAGCAGGTGAGAATATGACAGCGGATGATATGCTCATCCCACGTCTCAAGATCTTACAAGCTCAATCTCCCCAAGTCAATAAAGCTGATGGTGCCTATCTAAAAGGTGCTGAGGCTGGACAGATCTTGGACAATGTAACGGGTGAATTGTTCGATGGTGAAAAGGGAATAACAGCTGTTCCTGTTAGCTATCGCAAGACATATCTCGAGTGGACTGACGAGCGCAAGCTGGTTAAAGACCACGGACTACAGCCTTCAATTATGGAAATGTGTGTACAAGACGATCGAGGCAAATTGCGCACACCAGACGGAAACCAGCTATCATTGACAGCAGAATACTTTATTTATGTTGTTGGTGAAGACGGCACATTTTCCCCTGCCATATTGTCTATGAGTTCTTCAGGCATTAAAAAAGCCAAGCGTTGGAACTCTATGATCAACAGGCTACAAGTTGTCCACCCAACAGGCAAAGGCACATTCAATCCAGCCATGTTCTGGACTGCCTACAACCTGACCACAACACCTGAGCAGAACGATATGGGCTCGTGGTTCAACTGGGAAGTTGAGATGATGTTCGATGCTAAGTCTGGAGGGATCATTCAGAACCTAGACCAAGGCCAAAGCATCTATCTCGAAGCACGAGAGTTCCGCAAGAACATTCGTGACGGTGAAGTCAAGGTTCAACCAGACTCCTCTGATGATGATGTAATGTAGCCACCCTGCATTACGTTGTTTAGGGGGATAGCTCATGTCCCAATGAAGTTATCCCCCGACCAATCAGAAAGGAAGAGGCATGGACGTAAAAAGATTTATGAAACTGTTCAGAGGCTTTGAGCTTGCCCACGGACAGTATCGAGTAAACAAAAAAGAAGCCGACGGAAAAATGTCTGGCCGAGCAATAACTGTTAGCGAACCAGCAACAGAAAATAATTTTAAAGAACACTTGAATGGTGGCGAATATATTTTAGGTGTCATCCCGTTGTTACAGGACAACAGCTGTCACTTTGGTGTTATTGATATTGATATAAGAGGTGAGGTCAAATTAAATGAAAGCCTTGAAAGTCTCGAGAAAAAGATTCGTGACACTCCTTTGGTGCTATGCCGTTCTAAGTCTGGTGGCGCTCATTTATATCTTTTTTGCAGTCCTGCCATTCCTGCTATTGACATGGTCGCAAAGCTAAATGAATTCGCTGCATTACTAGGCTATGGCGGATCAGAAGTTTTCCCCAAGCAAATATCTAGAGCCAATGAAAGAGATCGAGGCAACTGGATCAACTTGTGTTATTGGGATGGCGACAAGACTGAGCGTCATGCAATCCATAAAGGCAAGAAACTTAACCTAGAACAATTCATTGACCTTGCTGAAAAGAAGCTAACAACATTTGAAAAGCTAGAGAATTTCAAGCCAGACTTAGTTGATCACTTTAGCGATGGGCCTCCCTGCTTGCAACACATCATGACCATGGGCTTCCCAGAAGGTGGAAGAAACATTTCTCTGTTCAATGTTGGTGTTTATTTCCGCAAGCGCAATCCTGACGACTGGCAAGAAGACTTAATGAAGTTCAATTATGAGCACCTGCCAGAGCCTCTGCCAATGGGTGAAGTCAATGGCCTAGTCAAGTCAGTCAGCAAAAAAGAATATGCCTACACATGCAAACAAAGTCCAATCTGCAATTATTGCGAGAAGTCTAAATGCATGAAGCGAGACTATGGAGTCGGAAGAGTTGGCGGTGGCCTGTCTATTGAGGTCGATGCGATAACAAAATACGAAACTGAGAACCGCCAGTCTGTGCGTTGGTACATCGAGATGCAAGGTGAGCGGATAGAAGTAACAACACCCCAACTGCTGGACCAGCGACAGCTGCAAAAGATCTGTGTTGAGAAGCTAAACAAGTGTCCCAGCACAATGCCATCCCAAGCTTGGGAACAGCGGATAAACCAACTGCTGGAGAATGTCGAGGTCATTGTAGACCCAGACGATGCTTCGCCACAAGGCCAGTTCGAGAAAATGTTAGACAGCTTCTTAACAGGCAAAGTCCAAGCTCGTCAGAAAGACGAGATAATGAATGGCAAGCCATGGCACGACTCTGATGAGGGCAAAGTTTACTTTCGGTCTGAAGACCTATTTATTTATTTAGAGGCTCGCAGGTTCCGATACACCACCCAGCACCAAGTCTGGTCTTGGCTTAGAGCGAGTGGTGGTGACCGTAAAACTTTCAGGATCAAGTCTAAGCCTGTGAAGGTCTGGTCTGTGCCAGAGCCAGAATTCTTTGATGACGAGGATCAACTTGATATACCTAGTGCAGTGACTGAGGACTTTTAAATGTTACCATATTACAAAGAAACAGTGCCTTGTGACTTCTGCGGAGAGCACACCCATGGCAGGATATTAGACAAAGATGTCCTTTGTGGGAGCTGTAAAAACGTAATCATAACAGAGTGGAAAGACAGCGTCAACGAAAAAGAACCAGAAAGATATTATGAATGGATCCTGTGGAAGTATAAGCAAGAGACGTACAAAGATGTTTTGTTAAATCATCTTAATGAGAAAGGAAATAAAAGTGAGGCACGTGCAGATAATTCTGGGCCCTCCAGGAACAGGCAAGACAACGACTCTGCTGAAGATAGTTGAGGATGCTTTAAAAAGAGGTGTGCCACCAGAGCGCATCGCATATTTGGCCTTCACTCGGAAAGCTGCAAGCGAAGCTCAAGAACGGGCAATGGTTCAGTTTGGCTTCGATGCGGATCGTTTCCCGTATTTCCGCACACTCCACTCGCTGGCCTTTAGAATGCTTGGATTGCAAAGAGACGAGGTAATGACCAATGTTCACTATCGCAAGCTTGGCAAGGCTCTGGGTGTAGAGTTCAAAGGCATTTACGATGAAGACCTAGGAATCCATACAGGGGATGGTCTGGGGGATAAATGTTCAAGAGTTGAGTCTCTAGCCAGAGTTGGCATTCGTTCAATGGAGGATCAATATCAATTAACCAACCAGAATGACTTGACTCTGCACGCTGTTAAGCAATACCACCAATCCCTTACAACTTACAAAAGGCAAAATGGTCTGCTGGACTTCACTGATATGCTAGAAAGATATCAGAGCTCTTTGCCAATAGAAATATGCATAGTTGACGAGGCACAAGACCTCAGCTCACTGCAATACAGAATGGCGATCATGGCTTCATCTGAGGCCTCAGAAGTTTACATTGCTGGGGATGACGACCAAGCAATCTTTGCATGGGCAGGAGCAGACATAAGTAAGTTCCTCAGCCTAAAAGGTGACAAAAGAATTCTCCCTCAGAGCTTCAGAATTCCTCGCAGCGTGCATGCGCTTGCTTCTGATGTTGTTGGGAGGATTAAGAATAGGTATGTTAAGCCATGGCAACCCAAGAGGGATATGGGCACAGTAAACTACATATCAGAAGCTGACTCCATTGACTTCTCATCCCATGATGGGACTTGGCTTTGCATGGCTCGCAGTAAATATCTCCTCCAGAGAATTAAAAAGGTTGTCCGCCAGCAAGGATATGCATACACTTACAATGGGCAAAGTTCTTTAGACACCAATGAGACCAAAGCAATAACTTCATGGGAGAAGATCCGTAAAGGCAAAGAGCTCAACAGGACAGAAGCCAAGAACCTAATCAACTTCTTTAACTTCAATATCAAGCTGGAAAAGAAAGAGACCTATAGAATAAATGATTTGGGACTGCCTGAGGATGCTAGGTCTAGGGACTGGATGGATATCTTAAAAGGCCTCCCAGCAGATGAGCGGGAATATCTAAGGTCTTGCATGCGTAATGGAGAGAAGTTTACCGACAAGCCAAGAATAACAATCTCTACAATCCACCAGAGCAAAGGTGGTGAGGCTGACAATGTTGTGCTGGTAACTGACATGGGCAAGCTGAGCTGGGACAACTTAGGAAGTGACGAGGAGAACAGAGTATGGTATGTTGCATTGACCAGAGCGAAGGAAAATTTGTATCTTGTACAGCCAAGAGGCCTAAGATACTTTTCCATCTAATTTACAAGTCATTGGTTTTAAACAAAAACAAAGTGCTTTACTTCTCTGTGTATAAAAGATAGAATCCATTATCAACTTAGAAAGGAATACAAAATGAATACTGTAACTTACACTCTCGACCCGAAGAGCCTCGTCGTCAAAGGTTATGCATCTGACAAAGCTGCTCGTTCGATGGGCAATGGCGTTGTCTTCTTTACGAATGCTGGAGAGCTTTTGGCTGACCGTAATGTAACAACAAGGCTTTTGGTCGATGCTTACAATGAAGTGTCCGACGCTCCTGTCAAGAAATTCTCTGACAATAAAACTGGTGCAAAGCGATACATGGCTGCGATTGCAGACATTCATGTCCGTGCCGTCCCAACCCCACAGGTTGCTGCAATTCCAGGAATGACACCTCTTGGCATCAAGCCAAGCCCAAACTATCCACAGGCTCCAGTCGAGCATCCTGATGTAGCAACGCTAGGACTTTATGAGCCAAAGGTTGTCAAGGCTCGTGGTTCTTTTGCTGGCAAGATTATCAAGTGTCTCGTCAATGACAATCCTCGCAAGGAAGGCACACGTGGCTTTAAAAACTTCAATGTGTTCCTAGGCTCTAATGCAACTCTCAAGTATGAAGAGTTCGTTAAGCTGGCTGAAATGCATGGTAGCACAAAAGGTGGTTGCCGCGAAGACCTCGCACATGATATCAAAAAAGGAAGAGTGGAGCTGATTGATGAATGCTGAAGTAAAACTAAATGAGCAGGAGATACGTCTCTTGCTCATCGCAATCGAGGCTTGCATGTGGCCGAATGAACTAGATCGTCACCCTTCATCTAGAACGAAGTCAATCGCTATAAGAGCAACCAGAAAGCTAAACAAGATGCGTGAGAGGGAGGAAGCATGATTATATATGGAGCAGGGCTTGCGGGTCTGTTAGCGGGGAATATGTTGAGGAGCTTCGATCCAATAATTTACGAAGCCCAAAGTGAACTGCCTAACAACCAAGGAGCTCTGCTCCGATTCAGGACTGACAAGGTTGGCACAGCTTGTGCTATCCCCTTCGCAAAAGTAAAAGTGCACAAGGCCATAAAGTATAATGGCAAGCTCCACACCGAGACAAACTTGTTCCTGAGCAATTTATATTCTCAGAAAGTAACAGGCTCAATACTGAACAGGTCTATCAACAGCTTAGATGCTGTCGACAGATACATAGCTCCATGGGAGCTTATAAGCACCATGTCTAAGAATTGCAAAATACAATATGACATGAAGCTGACGAAGACAGCTGTAGATGATATGGGATCTGTGCCTACAATATCGACTATCCCAATGCCAACTCTGATGGACATCATGGGCTGGCCAGACAAGCCAGACTTCCCCACGCAGAAAATATGGACGCAGAAGGCTCGCATTGATTCCCCAGACTGCAAAGTACATCAAACAATATACTACCCAGACCCAACAGTTCCATACTACAGAATATCTTTAGTTGGTGATATTGTTATATCTGAATTCATTAGGAAGCCAGAAGCCAATATTGGCCCCCATATGATGGATGTACTTCTAGAAGACTTTGGCATTAAGCCTAAGAAACTTGTTGACATGAAATCCTCAGAGCAGTATCTTGGCAAGATAAAGCCTATCAATGAAGAGATCAGGAAGCAGTTTATTTTCGAAATGACAACTAAATACGGAATATACTCGCTTGGCCGTTTTGCTACATGGCGTCAAATTTTACTCGACGACGTTGCAGAAGATGTCCAGCATATAGAAAATTTCATTCGGTCAAGTTCAAGTTACACCCGATTGATGCACTCTCAGAAAGGAGAAACACAATGAAAGTAGAATTGGTAAATTACACCTCGGACGCAGTAGACTTGCTGTTGTTCACAAAGAACACTCGCCTAATGGATGACGAGGATGCTTACAAACAGATTGCTTCTTGGCCAGAGGACGCCAAGCAGAAAGAGCTTGATTACATGCTCCAAACAATCCGCTCATCTTGGGAGTTCATTGACTACACATTTAATGTGCGTGACGTCAGCCGTGGGTTCACCCACCAGTTCGTAAGGACGCGCCAAGCTTCATATGCCCAGCAGTCCCAGCGCACAGTTGATATGTTTGGGTTCAGCTATTACACCCCAGACCGCATTGAGAACAACCCAGAAGCTCTGGAGGCATATGACAATGCAATGGCTGATATTGCCGACGCATATCAAAAGCTGAGAGATCTAGTCCCAGCAGAAGATGCACGTGGCATCCTCCCAACAAACATCCACACCAATATCGTAGCCAAGTTCAATCTGCGAACATTGAGTGAGATGGCTAAATCACGCCTGAGCCCACGTGCCCAAGGTGAATACCAGCAAGTGTTTAAATTGATGGTTGCTGAGATTGTCCGAGTGCACCCATGGGCAGAACCTTTCTTAACACCAACTGAGTGGGCTGCACCATCAATGAGCAAATCACTTAATCCATAGGAGATAAAATGGGACGCAAGCAAAAGTACAATCAGGAGTTTGTCGACAAAGTTCATTCAATGAAAGACCACTGGCCCAAGCATAAAATTGCTGGAGAGTTAAAAGTAAAGGCACAAGCCATTACTTACATTCTCGAAAAAAGAAAGCCGTCTGTAAAAGTCGAATATGAAAAGGTCGAACAAGCATCTAAAAGGATCGATACCATATGGAAAAGAATTAAAAAGCGGTTTCCATTTTTGCAGAAATAATATACAATTCTGATATTGAGAAAGGAACTAGAATGAATATTTTTTACTTAGACCCAGACCCACGGGTCTGTGCAGAGATGCATTGCGATAAGCACTGTGTCAAAATGATACTCGAAACAGCACAGCTTCTTTGTACAGCACAGAGAATTCTTGATGGTGACGAGGCTGCTGACAAAGCTGGTCTTTACAAAACTGCCTTCCAGCACCACCCATGTTCTGTTTGGGTAAGAGAGTGTGCTGATAATTATCTGTACAGCTTCTATCTGCTGGTAAGTCTTTGCGAGCAGTTTGAGGTCAGGTACAAAAAGACCCACAGCACCGAGAAGCTCCTTGATCCTTTAAGGAAATTGCCTTTGTATATTTCATTGGACAAGAGATTCACAGAACCACCCCAATGCATGCCAGATCAGTATAAAGGTGACGACACTGTTAAGGCCTATCACGATTATTACATCAACGAGAAACTAGGCTTTGCCAAGTGGAACTACACGGAGGCTCCAACATGGGCATACGTTTAATCATAGCAGACCTTGATGGGACACTTTCCGATTATGGCCACCGCATCTCTCTTTACAAGAAGAAGGATTACGATGCTTTTAACAAGGCAGGCATAAACGATAAGCCCATCGAGAACATTTGCAACATAATAAGAATGCTTCATGACGAAGAAACTAAAGTTGTTATCATGACTGCTCGAGATGCAGGTTGCCGAGCAGATACTGAAAAGTGGCTGGAGATGAACGATGTGCCTTATGACGAGTTGCTCATGAGGCCAAGGTGGGATCAGTCCCCTGATCCAGTCTGCAAGCAGAAGCTTCTCGAAAAGCACATAGACTACAAAGATGTTTGGTTCGTTTTAGAAGACCGAAAGTCTGTTGTTGATATGTGGAGAGGCGAAGGCTTGACTTGCCTGCAAGTCGCTCCAGGAGACTTCTAATGGCTAAGTGGACTGTTGATGGGATCTTGAATGCTCAGCTTGAGAACGATGCTTTGAGAAGTAAGATCGCAAAGCAACGCACTGAGGTTGCAAGGCTTACCCAAGCTCTTGAAAAAGTAACAAGTGAAAAGCTTCTCTTAGCCAACGACATTAAATGGATGAGAGGAGAGGAAGATGGATCTTAAAATTAGAGGCAATGATATTGAGCTCGATGGCCAAAAGATTGCAAGGCTTTTCGACCTCAATACTTTCATCAGAAGAGACCTTGAAAGCCTTTTCGACAAGGCCACCAACTATGAAAAAGATCTCCGAGAATCATATGAAAAAGGAAGGGACGAAAATGAATGAACGCCACCCCACAGGCGAAAAAGATGCGGCCAAAATATTAGAAGAGATGGCTGACACTTTCCGAGAGCGCAATAAAGTTTATGGCGACAACTACAAGACTGTGGGGGAGGTCATGATAAGCCTTTTCCCTAAAGGTATCCAGCTCAACACTGTTTCGGATTACAATGTCTGGCACCTTTTTGAGCTTATGATTGTCAAGATAACAAGGTTCGCAAACAGCGAGCTTCAACACAAAGACAGCATCCACGATGCAGCAGTCTATGCTGCGATGGTTGAATCACTAATAAAGGAGGAAAAGAAATGAGTAAAATTTTAATCACAGGCTCTGGCAAAGGCTTGGGCTTGGCTCTCACAGAAACTCTTCGCAAGGAAGGCCACACAGTTTATGGCTTCGATATTAATAGTGGTGGGGATGTGCGCAACCCAACTTTTGTTAATAGCGATGGAGGTGAACGCACCATCCCAGATATCGACATATTGATAAATAATGCTGGGGTGAATGTAATCAACTGGCTGGAAGACTTCGAAGAAGAAGACTGGGACAAAGTAATGGACACAAACGCCAAAGGCATCTACATGATGTCTAGAGCCTGTTTGCCTATGTTGTCTAAAAATAAAGGCACAATTGTAAATATTGTAAGCAATGCAGCCCACATGCCCATGACTTGCTCTTTGGCTTACAATGCTTCTAAAGCTGCAGCCCACATCATGACTCTACAGTTAGCCAGAGAGCTCACCAAGAAACACGACATTACTGTTTTCGGTATAGCCCCCAACAAACTGTCTGGCACAGGTATGAGCGATGCCATTGACGAGCAAGTTGTGGCAACCCGTGGATGGACAAAAGAGTATGCCCAAAAGTACCAACTGAATGGATTGCTGACAGGTGAAGAAACTCCTCCCAACCAGTTAGCAGAATTCATCGGATATTTACTTCAATCAAAACAGCATCACAAATACTTGACTGGATGCATCCTACCATATGGAGCTTAAAATGAAATTCACAATCGAACAAATAGCAATCGTCCCTAAAGATCCTGTTGCAGCTAAAAAGCTCCTGTCTGAGATCGGAGCAACTGAATGGTCTGAAGATCATGTTGTTGCCAGTGGTAATGTTTTTGGAGAGCGAGGCACTAATGAAGCCAACCTGTCTTTTAACTATGATATGTTTTCAGGCAATGAGTTTGAGATCCTGGACTATACCTCTGGGCCCAACTGGATTGACGACAGAGACCACTCCCTTACATTACGCAGAAACACAGTCAGCCATTTAGGTATGCATTGTTCTGCGGAAGACCTTATCAAGTGGAGAGTTTTCTTTGAGTTCCGTGGGATTCCAGTTGCGCAGGAAGTTATGACTGAGTCGCACACTAATCCTGTTATAGCAGGCAAGAGATCTTACAACTATGTTATTTTTGACACCAAGGATATACTAGGAGTGGATCTGAAATTCATTGTCAGGATAAACAAAGATGATAGTATTTGATCTTGAAACAACAGGACTTCCCAAGGCTGAGGGCTCAGACTTAGACCTTCAGCCGAGGATCATTGAGTTCGGTGCCATAAAGTATAATGATGATCTTATCGGCAAGGGAGAGATGCGCGAAGAAGCAAGGCTAGAATTCTTCTGCAATCCAGGACACCTGCTCGACCCAAAGATAATAAAGATCACAGGTATCACAGACGAGATGCTGAAGGACGAGAAGCCATTCATAACTAAAATTGAACAGCTGACTGACTTCTTCCTAGGGGAAAGAGACCTTGTCGCGCACAACTTGCCTTTTGATAGGAAGGTGCTGAGGTTCGAATTGGAAAGGCTGGACAAGATGACTAAGTTCCCTTGGCCACCAAACCATATCTGCACAGTTGAAATAGGCCAAAAGGTCTGGGGCAAGATGCGCAAGCTTGGGGACATCTATGAAGAGCTTTTCGATGAGAAGATAGATGGTGCCCACCGATCAATAAACGATGTAGAGGCAACAGCTAGAATTGTTGACTGGTACATAGACAGAGGAGAACTGTAATGACAATTGCACTTGTAGGTTTTGTAGTGAGCTATGTTATCATTGCGATGGTGATGTAATGCTTCACCTCAGAACCAGAACCGAATATTCTTTCCGCAAAGCCTATGGCCCAATCGCTAACATAATACAAGATGATGGCGAAGATGCTATGGGGATCGCAGACTCAGGAACATGGGGGCATGTGCCTTTTAGCAAGGCCTGTAAGAAGGCTGGGAAGAAGGCTATATTCGGAGCTGAGATTGCTGTTGTTATCGACTCAACAGACAGAACCAAACAAGCTGCAAACATGATGGCTTTCATTGCTAAGAACAATGCAGGACTTTCTGAGATATATGCTATGGTCACCAGAAGCTCATCCAAGGAGAATTTCTATTACTATCCGAGGATGAGCTATTCAGATTTGTTTGACGTCTCTGAAAATGTAATAATTTTGAGTGGCACCCATCCAGAGTGGGGACTTCTTCCTTTGACCAGAAAAGACGATCTTTACATTGAGATCAACCCGATGAGTTCTAAGAAGGCTCTAGACTTCTGCGAGAAGAAAGGCTTCAAGCCTGTCGCCACCTCAGACAATTATTATCCTAAAGTTTCGGACAGGAAGGCCTATGAAGTTCTTGTTGGTATGAATAGGACAGAGCGCACTTCACCAATGCACCTCTTGAACGAACACGAAATGTTAGATTGCATCCCTTGGCTTCCTGATGAGGCAATACAAAACACCTATAAAATAGCAGACATGTGCAATGCTGATTTGCCTGTTGCGCAGATGATATCTTTCTCCCCAGACAAAAGCCTAGAGCAGATGTGCATAGATGCGGCTCCATCAAGAGGTATTGATCTGAATGACTCTGTTTACAGTGATCGTTTAAAAAGAGAAATTGAAATGATCGCAAGCAAGAAGTTTGAAGATTATTTCTATGTTATCGCAGATATGATAAACTACGCAAAGAAGCATATGTTTGTTGGCCCAGCGCGTGGCTCTTCAGCTGGTTCGTTGGTTTGTTACCTCACAGGGATAACGGATGTTGATCCTATAAAGTTCGATCTGCTGTTCGAAAGATTCATCGATATCACCCGTGCTGACTTGCCCGATATTGATATTGACTTCCAAGACGACCGCAGAGAAATGGTGTTCCAATATTTGAGAGATAAGTATGGGGCAGAGAAGGTTGCTCACCTAGGAACAGTGAGCAGGTATAAAGCCAAGAGCACAATAACCGAAGTTGCCAAAGAGCTTGGAATACCAGCTTGGGAAGTTAATGATCTCAAAGGTGCAATAATCGAAAGGAGTGGTGGAGACGCTCGCTCTGCTATGTGCATTATGGATACGTTCAATGACCTAGATATAGGCAAGCAAGTTCTAGCTAAGTATCCGCAGATGAAGATTGCGGAGAAAATGGAGAACCATGCTCGTCACACAGGTGTCCATGCCGCTGGTATAATTGTAACAGAAGAGCCTGTCAGCAACTATTGCTCTGTCAGCTCCCAGAATGGTGCTGCCCAAATAGACAAGCACGATGCTGAAGCCTTGAACCTTCTGAAGATCGATGCTTTAGGGCTGAGGACACTTTCTGTTCTTAATGATGTTGTAGAGCAAGTTGGCTGGGAAAAAGAATATCTGATAAATTTCCCTCTTGAAGACAAGCAAGCCTTTGATATCTTAAACGATGAGAAGACCGCAGGCATTTTCCAGTTTGAAGGATATGCTTTGCAGTCCTTAACCAAGCAGATGAAAGTCAGCAGTTTCGAGGATATTGCCTCCATAACAGCACTAGCTCGTCCTGGACCATTAACTTCAGGCGGCACAACTAAGTACATCCAAAGGAAGATCGGAACAGAGCCTGTAACGTATCTCCATCCCCTTGCTGAAGAGATAACCAAAGTCACATTGGGCGTTGTCGTTTACCAAGAGCAGGTTATGACAATCGCTCGTGATGTGGGCAAGCTGAGTTGGGAGGATGTTTCCCAGTTACGCAAGGCAATGAGCAAATCTTTAGGCGAAGAGTTCTTTGACCAGTATTGGCAAAAGTTTAAGGTTGGTGCTGAAGAGCAAGGAATACCAGAAGACGAGTCAATCAAGATCTGGAAGAACATCAACACAATGGGATCATGGGCGTTCAATCGGAGCCATGCAATTGCCTATGGGATGGTCAGCTATTGGTGCTGTGTTTTAAAAAGTCGCTTTCCTTTAGAGTTTGCTGCTGCATGTTTGCGCAATGTTAAGGACGAAGACCAAGGCATTAAACTTTTGCGGGAGGTTGTTAGAGAAGGTCTTGGATACAAGCCTTATGACAAATTCAAGTCGAAGCTGAACTGGTCTGTGCAAGATGGTGAACTTATAGGTGGCCTCATCGGAATAAAAGGTGTTGGGCCAAAGCTGGCTGAAGACATAGCCAATCGCAGAGATCTGCACCAGCCCCTGACTCCTAGGCAAGAAAAGCTCCTAGATGAGGGAGAAACACCATATGACGATATATTTGAGTGTGAGCGGAGATTTGGCCACATGAAACAGAATCCAGAGGCTCATAATATAAAAACACCAATATCAGACATTAACTTGCTTGAATCCGACACTCCAGGAGAATTTGTGGTTTTCGGCAAATTAGTTGAGAAGAACCTCAGAGACTTGAATGAGGCTGTAAACTTAGCCAAGCGAGGAGGTCGCAGAGCTGAGAACAACAATCTCTGGTTAAATATGAAGTTCGAAGATGACACTGGCCCAATCCTCGCAGGGATAGACAGATTCAAGTATAACAAGCTGGGCAAGCCAATAGTTGAAGATGGGAAGATTGGCGACTGGTATCTTCTAAAAGGCAAAATAAGAAAAGGCTTCAGGAAGTTGAATATAGAGAAGTGGCGTAAGCTCTAGCAAGTCATTGGTTTCATTGAGAAAGAAAACTCTTTACTTCTCTGGTGGGAAAAGATAGAGTTCCTTATCAACTTAGAAAGGAACTAAAATGTTTAATATTGAGCAAATCCAAAAGATTCTAAAATGTACCAGCGAATATGCTGGTGAGATTTACAAAGATATTTGCCACCTAGACTTCAGCGAGATTAGTCTAAAGACTTTCATTGATGAAGTTAAGTTTGCCCATGATATGAACTCTGGTGAATTTGACGACATCATCGCAGAATGGAAGGCAGCATAATTGATATTTACTGGTGAGCATTAATTTGCTCACTTATTAATATCAACCCACTGAGAAAGGAATACAAAATGAATAAGCATAACCCTCTGGAGAGAAAAATCACTGACTGGACTGGCAAGAAAAGAATCACGTGGTGCGGCCCATTTTCCGTTGCTTTGGTTTCTGGTAAAGAATATGAGCCAGCATACCAGACCCTGAAAAATATCAGAGGCAAGCGTCACTGTAAAGGTGTGACAACAGGAAACATCGCAAAAGCTTGTAAGCAGCTTGGCATTAAAGGCAAGTGGACTCACCTAGAGAAAAAGCGCAAGCTGAGTAAATTTGTCCCTGAGAATTTAGAGCAGGGCAAAGTCTACATCATCCAGATCACTCGCCATGTCCTAGTAATGGACACCCGTGACTGGACTACAATCGACAACCAAGTCCCTGAGTGGAGAGCCATGGATGCTTCTCACCACTGGAGCAAGAGGCTTGTGCATGCTTTTTACGAAGTTGAGAATCCTAAGTTCGACAGCAACTGCGATGATCAATTCACTTTTGATTTTGATTTGGTGGCATAATGATACAAACAGCAATAATGTGCCTTGCCTTGAATATTTATTTCGAGGCAAGGAACCAACCAATACACGGCCAATTTGCTGTAGCAGAGGTCACTCTTAACAGAGTGGCTTCTCCCAGCTATCCCAACACAGTTTGCGAGGTTGTCCTGCAGTCCAATTCTAAGAGCTGTGCCTTTAGCTGGTGGTGTGACGGCAAGTCAGATATGCCCCAAGACGAGCGTGCTTTTAGAATATCAAAAATAATTGCCAAGCTGATGATTGAAGAAGGGGAGCATATCTGGGCGGTTGGAGATAACGCAACTCACTACCACAACCAAAGCATATCTCCCTACTGGGCAAGGCACTTCCAACAGATCAATAGAATAGGCGAACATGTGTTTTATTCTGACAAGCCAATACCTAAACCAATGCCCAGACCTGATAATCTATTAAAGTAAAGAGCTGTAAGTCATTGTTTTTGAATAGATCAAAGTTCTTTACCTTTCTGTCTAAATAAGATAGAATAAGTTATCAACTGAGAAAGGAAATTATTATGTCGATGTTTTTACCAGTAACCAGCGCAGGAAATTACCACTACAGCACTTGGACCAAAGAGCGGATTGTTGCTCGTGGAATTCAGAAAAGGAAATTTGCTTCACAGCAGAAAGCAAGGCTTATGGCTCCTGAAAATAAAGCTAAATTTAACGAAGCCAATCCAGGACTTATCGATGCACTTAAAGAATTGTCTTCTTGGAATTCTTTTGCTGCTTCTTTAGTAGAGCAGTTTTCTGATCGTGGCTCGCTCTCCGACAAGCAGACTGGTGCTGCGATTGCTATGCTTATGAAAGTAAAGGCTAACAAGTCTGCACGTGCTGAGGCACCTTCTGTTGACCTTAGCAATATTGTTGCTATCTTCGACAAGGCTCACGAGGCCATCAAGACTCCTAAGTTCCGCTTTGAGGACTTGGTTATCTCCCGTGCACCCGATGCTGGTGCTAATGCTGGTGCTCTTTACGTCAAGGTCGACGGGGAATATATGGGCAAAGTCAAGGAAGGCAAATTCTTCGGTATCCGATTCACTCCAGAAGACACTTTGTCTAAGCTCAAGCAGATAGCTGAGAGCCCACTTTCTGCTGCTGTGGCATATGGTCGCAGAACAGGAGCTTGTGCGTGTTGTGGCCGTGAACTGACTGTCCATGCAAGTATCGAGCGTGGCATCGGCCCCATATGTGCAGAGAGGTTCGGACTGTGAACTGTCCTGATTGCGAAGGTTGGGGTCGTCGTGAATATGATAAGCCTGTCGTTGACATAGTCAACGGTGGGTACATCGATGTTGTTTGGGGGGTCTGCGATAGTTGCGAAGGCTCAGGCGAAATCGAAGAGCAAGAGGAAGACGAGGAATGAAAATAACTAAAGCAGATTATGGAAAGTATCTCGTCATCAAGTCTAGTCTTGGTGGCGATACTTTTGAAAAGCTATCAACGCTTCCTGGATTTAAAAGATGGGTTGGTAGAGATCTGTTGTTTGATCCCACAGGAGCCAATATCGAAAGGCTCCATAAGTATTTCCCAGAAGCTGAGTGGGATAATTCTGCACTGCCAGATCTTGATCGATATATTTTCAACCTGCAGCAGATGGAAGAAAACATAAAGATGAAGAAGTCTGAGCTTCCTAGCAATGACGATTATGATTTTAAAACCAAGCCATTCGAACACCAGCGCAAAGCCTTCTACATGAGTCGAGACAAAGAGGCCTTCGCATTGCTAATGGAACAAGGCACAGGCAAGACCAAAGTAATCATAGACAGTGCCGCATATTTATACGGGAAAGGCAAGATCACTGCGCTGGTTGTTATTGCCCCCAATGGAGTTCACCGCAACTGGCTTAAAGAGATTGATATCCATATGCCTGACTGGTGTACAAATCAATCGTTCTATTATACCTCTGGAATGACCAAGAAGCGCATAGAGGAATATGACAAGGTCTTCGCCTCAGAAAACAACCTTAAAATATTCACATTCAATGTCGAGGCTTTCACTAGTCCCAAGGCAATATATTATATGCAGAAAATACTTGTAAGCAACAAGGTGATGTTGGTTGTGGATGAAAGCTCTAGGATCAAGCGTCCAGGAGCCAAGCGCACAAAGATAATAACCAAGTTCGGCAAGCAAGCTGATTACAAAAGGATAATGACTGGCACACCTGTGACCAAAGGCCCAGAGGATGTTTATTCTCAGTTCAAGTTCCTAGACCCACAAACACTAGGATACGACAGCTTTTATTCCTTTCGGGCAAGATACTGCGTTATGGGTGGATTCGAGAACAAGCAGATTATCTCTTATCAGAATATAGATGAGCTGACTCGGAACATCGAAGGCCACAGCTTCAGAGTCCTGAAGAAAGACTGCCTAGACCTGCCTGATAAAATATATCAGCGTCATTATGTTGAGATGACTGCAAAGCAAAAGAAACTTTACCAGAATATGAAGAAGTCTTTTGTTGCGGAGCTTGAAGGCAATATGATCGAGGCTCCAGAGGCAATCACTCGCCTGCTAAGGCTCCAGCAGATACTTTGCGGATGGTTTCCTAGTGAGGGCAGTGTCACCCAGATAGACGAGCAGAATCCTCGGATTGAAGCCATGAAAGAGATTCTAAGTGACATTGACTCTAAGGTTATTATCTGGGCACGTTTTAAGGCTGATTTAAGAGCCATAGAGCGTGCTCTTGGAGATCTAGCGGTAAGTTATCACGGAGATGTATCTAGTGACGCTAGAGAGGTTGCCGTTGACCGCTTCCAGAATGATCCAAAGATACAATATTTTATCGGACAGCCTCAGTCTGGGGGAATAGGCTTGACGCTTACTGCGGCTGATTATGTGATCTACTATTCGAACAGTTTCGATTTAGAGCAACGCATGCAGTCGGAAGATAGATGTCACCGCATAGGAACTAAAAACAATGTAACCTATATCGACATTGAGACCCGCAAAACAGTCGACAGCAAAATAATCCAAGCACTTCGAGAAAAGAAGAGCCTTGCTGACATTATAACAAAAGACCCAATATCATTATTCATGTCGGAGGAAGAGAATGAGTGAAAAGAATTTCTGGACACTAATAAGGAACAACTTGCCTTTAGTTATGTACAGAGTTGAAAACAGAGTTGCCCAAGGGATGCCAGACGTTCATTACATAAAAGATGGGTGCTCTGGATGGATAGAATTGAAGTACATTGATAAATGGCCAAAGAAGCGGTTCGTCAGTGGGCTGAGATTACATCAAGTTTTCTGGGCAACAAAGTACATACTGAATAGAGGAAGCAGTTGGATCCTGATTCGTGTTGGCAGAGACTTTACTATTCTGATCAGTGGGAGGCATGCCAAGGCTCTTTTCGACAGGCCATCCAGAAAGCACCTTGTAGAAATTAGCTCTTGGAGCAGACAAGGGAATTTAAGCACAGAAGACTGGGAAGATCTGGCTAAAACTATTTGTCTTTTTCATACGAAATAGATGCTTTTTTGGTCTTACCAGCATATGCATTGAATCCCATAAATGCCGCAACCACACCACTGGCTGCAATGACGTACACGGATGCGATGTCAGTTATAAGAGAAGCAGCTTTATCGAAGCCTAGAACTGAGGCCAACAGGATTATAAACGGATAGACCAGCATTCCCATCAAGGCCAAGCCTGTGAATCTGCGCTCTGCATTGCGCTTCAGGTCTTGGTCAGCTATCTCAAGCCTTCTGTCTTCTAGCTCGAGTTTGTTCCATTCCGAGCGGTCAATGCTTCCGTTGGAATCTAAATCTGCCTTATCGAACTCTGTCATTTGCATCTCTCCAGTTTTTTGCAAATTTAATTGCAATATTCTTGTCACGGGTGATTATGACTATTTTCCCGAATTCATCTACAACTAGCCATTTTCGCCTTTGCTCTAAAAGGAACACTCACCATTTGCCCTGCTTGGCACCAATTATATATATCACAACGAACAAGATGCCTGCTCCCGCAAAGCAAGCTAACAGCCCAATGGCCCAGTTAATGCAACTGTCGACAAATTCTTGTTTCTTGTATACTGCTTCTCTTTGAGCCTTGCGCTGTTGTGCTTCAATCCTGACAATTTCTTTCCAAGCCGAAGGCCCATAGGTCCAAGAAATATGCGCTCTTAGCTCTTCCCGCATCTCTGCGAGCTTCTGCTTCTTAGTCCAGATGTCCAGAGCTGACGCTTGTGTGTCAGAAAACATCTTATACATCGGTGGCTTCTTGGCTTGCTCGTCAAGAAAGTCCATATCGGAAACAGCCTTAGACCACTGGGAAAGAGTGCTCCCCATTGATGTAATGTCTTTGCCGACAGCAATGGCCTTCTTTAGACCTGAGAAGGCCATACTTGCCGCAGAGAATGCTGTAATAGGATCAATCATTTGGATCAACCTTTAGACAAGCAAGTGCAATCCCATTGTGGGTAACCATCACTTCTGCTTTGTCTTTTTCTTGTTCACATATAGCATGACTCTGATAAGAGCCCAGTTGAAAGTAATCCATTGGCTTGCCCGATATTAATTGAACCCAGACTAGAACCCACACAACATTACTGCGC